CAATTTAACTCTATTTCATAGCTTTTTTGAGAAGTTACAATTGGAACAGTTTTAGTCTCAATAGCATTTTGATTATTGGTATTGAATAACATTATTTCTAAATTTCCACTTCCTTCTAGCTCTAAGAATAAACGATTAATTTTAAACGCTATATTCTTCTTCTCTCCAACCTGAATTTTATAGCCTAAAAAGCCATGTTTTAAATCATCTTGAAGTTTTGTAAGGTTGTTGGCCTTGGAATAAAAAACCTGTCTATCAATGAAATCAACATCATTAAACACCTTTGAAACTACACTTGTCGCAGCTGTTCCCATCATTCTACTAAACAACTCATTTTTCTGTAAGTCATCAGTTTTGAAGGGAGCAACAACATCAATAAAGAATTCGCCTTTAACAAACGCAACGTCATCAACAAATAAACCGCTATCTGACTGCAAATTATTTGCATCAAAAATAGCGTAGTCAGGATCATAGGGTTGGCGTATTCCAACCAACCCCATTACTCCATTATTAATTGCGCTAACGTCTATCATAGCTTCTTATACTATTGCGAATGCTTGAATTACAGTTTCATTAGCTGTAGTAAGTGGTGCAGATTCAAATGAATAATCATTTGAAATCTCAATACTTTCGTTGACATCCTGAGTATATCCATTAGTAGATGTTCCGTTTGCTCCTACCCATGTCTTATGAGTAGCGTAAACTAAACCATCAATTGGATTGATTATGTTACCATATTCAGCTACTCCACCGATAGATGTTGAAGCTACACCTTCTCTGTTTTGTTTTGGAATCCAATCAAAAGCTGCTGCCATTCCAGAAGGAACAATTAACCAAAAACCTTTTGTGTATGCTCCAGTTCCTAATGGTGCAACGAGTGCGTTTAAGTCAGATGCATGGTAGAAAGTAAGTGAACCATTTGTGAATTGGAATTCAGTATTTATATCATTTGAAGAACCTTGAGCTCTTAAATACTCAAATTTATTGAATGAAATTGAATCACAATAGATGTCAAATAACATTCCTTGATATTTCAAAATATCCATAACCATGCGGCTAATTTGAACAGCTCTAGCTTCATCAGCAACTGCGATTTCAAATACATCATTTGTAGTATCAAAAGAACCTTCCTGAGTAACACCATTCACTCCTGAACGATTACTAAATAAGAAAGTAGATGCTAATACCTCAACTCCTTCAGCAAAATTTATAAAAGAATTTTCAAGATTCTTCTCAAACATAGCTTGGAAGCTTCGTTTGTTATTATCTGCTGTTTTTAGTGAATTTAAAAACACATCACTTTTGGTAGAAAATGAAGGTGTAACAATTGTTGTATCGCCTTTTGTGCCAGTATGTGTGTGTGATCTTCCAGAACCTAATGTTCTAGTCATTCGATTAAAGAAGTTCAATTGAACCGCTCTATCCTCTCTTGTTCTCATAGTGGAATAGTCTTCCTCCATGATTAAAGATTGATTTCTAATTAATGATTTAAAGACAACTGGGTCTCTGTATCTCATTTCTCCAGCTTGAAAACGACCCGTAAGGTTTACCTGTGCCGCTAACAAGTTTGATGGAACATAATTTGCCATTATACTTGTATTTGATTAATAAAAAAAACTGATTGTTTTGTCTATCCCGACACTTTACTTAGCAGATGGTCATCCGCTGTGAACACCAAAAATAATATATTTTATCCAATAAACATAAAAAAACGCAAAAGAAATTAATCCATTGCGTTTTTGTAACGTGTTTTATTTGTGCTTACTTTACATCACTAGGGTTTAGCTCCTTTGATTCAACTGCTTTGATTGCTTGTTGATTATATTCAACCGATCCAGCTTTAAAGCCTTCTGCTTCCATACGTTTATTAAAAATATCTAACGTACTAGCTCCATTTTGTTGTTGGGAGTCACCACCTCCAGAACCTCCATCAAGTCCATTAACAAAGTGTTTGTTTTCGGCAAAGAAATCCTTCATAACATTTTCAGAACCTAAAGGATCTAAAGTTGTGCCGTCTTTCATTACCTCACCATCTTTTTTATATACCACTTTACCATTTTCTACACTTGGTGATAAACGAGCTTTAAGTAATAAAATAGCGTCATCTTTTGGCATAGATAGATTATTTGGTAGGTATTTACCTAATTCAGTATTCAAGATACTTTCGTTCTTATAGCCTTGGAAATCCGTTGATACTTTATCTCGTTCGCCTGTTAATCCTTGGATGGTTTCCTTGAGCTTTAGGATGTCTTTTTCCTTAGCCTCCAACTGATCAGATGGTTCTTTAGTGAATTCCGTTTTGTGCTTATTTTTCAAGGCTTCCATTAAATTCTCATGGGTTTTACCTTCAAAATCTAAACCTAAATCATTACGCCACTTCTTTACTTCCATTTCAAGTGCAGCGTTAACAATGTCAGGTTTTGTATTGTTGATGAACTTATCCTGCTCATCTTTTGTACGGATAATTAAATCAGATTCTAATTTTAAATCTGTTTTACCCTCAATAGCTTTTGCTAATTCTTCATCATTTACTTCGATAGACTTTCCTGCAATAATAATTTTCATACTTTATAATTTAAGTTAATTACTCTTCTTCTTCATTTGCTATTTCACGACCATTCGCAACACGTTCTTTTAGGTCATCAGTTTTGATATTTTTCGCAACTTTTAAGCCTAAAGATTTTGCTTCATCGAATAATGCTATTCGCTCTTCTTTTATAGCATCTTTTAGAGCTGTTTTTTTAGATGGTGCTTTTACTGATTCATTAGATTTATTACCAGCAGCCATACGAACTAATTCTGCTAAACCTCCTGTTTTTTCTGCTGCCAACATTTTAGATTTATTATCTAAATCTTCTTTGTGCGTCTTTGCGTTTTCATTGTACTTTTCAGTTGCTTTTTCGTCAACAACAAAAGTGTCCGTTGCTTGTTTGTCGGATTTTGCATTCTCATTCATTTCATCAGCAAATGAAACATGAACAACCATATTCTTACGCTTAACATCTGCTTCTGTCGCTGCTAAATGTTGGCGGCCTTGCGCTTTACGATACCATGTGCCTACTACAATTTGATTCATATTATTTCTGTTTTATTGGTTACTGTTTTATTTAATTCTGCATATTTATCAAAATCAATTCTTAAATCTTTAGATGATTTTGTTTTAATAGCTTCCTCTTCCCACCAAATAGGGAAAAGTACTTTTTTATTCACTCCTTCTTGCATATAAGTTCTTTCGACCTCCTCAATAGATAAGTGTAAGTATGGTTCTACTTGTGATTTTAAAACTTCTATATGCCTTAATTCGGGTATATTCTTATACTTTGAAGTTATCCACTCGTTAAGCATTCTGTCAAGTATAACAGAAGGAGCGCCTTTTCCCCTTGCTTCATTGTACTTCTCAATTAAAACGTCCGGGCCTTCTATAATAAATCTACGCCCATATGACCTAAAATATAAATCCTTTGGGTTTTCATCATTTGAAGTCTTATTTATTAATCTAATAACAAAATCAACCATTAAATTATGAACGCTTTGAGAGAAATCACTAAACACATGTAATTTGTTTTGCAATGGCTGGGTATCAATCCAACGCCCTGTCGCTGTTTCATTTCCTGACCGATTAGTTTTCTGAGTTCCCCACATTGTATATTCAATAAGTTCCTCCAAGTCCGCACCAGATTCAGACATCCATTTTAGAGTTTCCAAATCAGGCGAAATATAACCACCAACATCAGGAGCAACTTTCACATCATATTCTTTATCTTCAGGAACAGGTAATATAATTTCATCAGTTACATCGGGTTTTAAGGATTGACCCATGATGTTTGATTTATCAGATTCATCTGCCCCATCTTCACCCCCTCCACGCCTTGCAGCATCAAAGTTGGCATAAATCCAATGCTTAGGAAATCCTTGTAAAAACTCATATAAAGTCTTGATTGAACGGTCACGCGCGTATTTCTTAGCTAATTCTTCAATGAAATATAACCATGATAAACGTGTGTTTGTTCCCACCTCCTCAACATCTGAAAGTATAACCGCTGGTACAATTCCGAAATCATTTTTCTTTAAGTCATCTTCAAATATAACGTAACCACCACTTCCACTTGTAACTATCACATCAACATCTTTATCAACGTAACGATATCTAATAAATGAATCCTTAGGTTTTTGAGGTTGCTTAAATACAACCCAGTCAACTAGCATACCGTTAGAATGATAGGATTGAATATCCTGTATAGATTTATAAGTAGGATAAACTTTCTTTAATTGTCCGTTTTCTTGGATGTATTCCATGAAAATCAAACCATTTGGATCAACGTCTGAGAACTTAAATAAATACTTCGATAAATATTCGTCTATTGATTTACCGCCCTTGAAATCTTCTAGTATTTCTGTTAATTCTTTTTTTGTTGCTTTAGGTAGTTTCTCTGAGAATATCTCTGAATCACCATCAGCAGAAAAAACATTTTGTCTTGGCTCCATAACTCTATGGAATAAATCCCGAACATCAATTGAATATTTTTTACGTGCTGTTTTTCTTGATTCGCTCTCAATCTTCTCAATTTGATTTATAAGTAGCTCATGATAACCTTTGCCATAAACTAAAGCGTTAAGGTGTTTGTTCTTTAAACGAGCGTCGACAACCCAAGGCTTTAAATGTACGCTATCTTTAACTATTTGGATTATTTCAGCTTCTGTCTTCATATTACAAATTTAAGCAAATTTATTAAATTATTGTATTCTAAAGACCTTTCGGGTTTTAATTAGCTTTTTTCTACGCTCAAAACGTGTTAATTTTTTCCAATTAGGTTGCTTTTGAAGCATCTTAATTGATTGCTCGTAAGCGTTGTTTCTTTCTTTCTGTGTTAATTCTGTCATTTTTTTATACTTTTTCTAATAAAATCCCATGCAATGTAGCGCCAACTATCCATAAGGTCAGAGTAGTAGTGCTTAATACCAACCCCAATATTAACGCCCTCTTCAATTACGCCAGCTTTTTTGTCATGGTATTTATAATTATTAAATGAATCAATTAAATCTTTACTATCTGGATCAATAACTAAACGCCACGAAGATAAAACTTTAATTTGGTCTTTTTTATCTTTTTTTGTTGCTCGTTTTATGTTAACTCCCTTTTGCCAATATTGACGAATTAAGCGACGTCCTGAAGTATCTGCAACTATTAAATTATCAAAACCACACCTATCAACTAACACATCATAAAGCTGTTCTGAATTTGTATTGCTTTTGAAGTATTCCTGTTTAATATAAATCGTTTTAGTTTTAAAATCAACCGCTACTTTTGTGAGTGCATCAGGATCGTTTGAGCCAAAATCTAAACCAAAACCTACCGCACCAACTTCTTTAAACTTACCTAATTCCCAATATTCGTAAACTACATTGTCAGCTTTCCTTTTAAAACTGCCCAGAATAGTATAGCGATACTCATCAGCATCACGTTTAATTTTTGTTTCAACTAATTCTTTTTCATTTGGAGTTAAAGACTCATAATACTCATAAGATTTACGTAACGCTTCATATTCGTTCCAATTGTGTTCTGCCATGTTTTCACGGCCATTGTCTAGGTAGGTTGTATGTACGTATAAGACACCATTAATGATACCGTTAAAACCATTAGGGACATTTATATAAAATTTAGGAAATATCCAATGAGTTGTCGTTGGTGGGTTAAATGCTATAATTGAAAGACATTGAACGTCTGAACGTCTTAACGAACGCTTTACCTTATTCCACTCTGCAAAAGTTGGTAACTCTTCACCTTCATCAGTTGAGAATATTGAATAACCTTCCAATGATTTAAGTTTGGCTGTTTGGTCTCCAGAACTTGTTTTTTGCCCTGTTACATCAATACGACCCTCATTGTGTTTACATACATATTCGTTGTTCTTGTAATTGAAGAATGAATCGTAATTTAATAACTCTATACGTTCTTCCAATGCTTTATTTATACTCATATCAGTAGAGGACATTGTATAACGAGTTGATAAAACGCAATGATTATGATTTACTGCAGCCGTAATTTCAGCTATTGATTTAGTGTATGACTTTCCTGAATCCCGACCACCTGACATCAGTATAGTGTGTACTTTTGATAATTCTTTGAAGTATTTATAGTCTTTGTCCTTAGGTTTTAGCTTCCTCAAAACATCCCAAGAACGAATAGTATCGTTTAAGATTTTAAATTTCCTGCTAAATACAATCTTTGACATTAATCTTTGTAAGTGATTTCGGGTGGGTTCATTGATTCCCCTTTTGTTGTGTGGTCAATTTTATCTGCTGGGTAATGGCTTAATAATTTACCAACTTCTTTTAGTGCGCTAATCATGCTAGACCTATCTGTGATCTTTCCCGCCTTTGTTGGAATACCTTCTTCTTCTGAATTATTAACAACCCAAATGAATTTATTTACAAGTTCTTCATAGCTCATTAATGACTTTTCAGACTGTTCTTTTTGCTTAGATTTTACGTACTCAGATACCTTAGCAGTGCTTAGCAGCCTTGATGCGTTAACCATCGCCGTCTCATCCTTCTTTACATTAGTGTAAACTGACAAATAGGCACGTGTTCCATTCATACCATTTGCAAGGTATTCATCACAAAACTTTTGATGCCTGTTTGTTAATTTATTTTTCATCTTTCTTTTTTTTATAAGGAACAGTATAATTAGATTTATACCCTTCGCTATTAAGTTTAAATAAAATAACTCCAGCTTGATGACTTTGTTCGCAATCAGTGAAAGTGATTTTAGTTAGTCTGTTTTTGTAATCTTCTTTAGATTCATTTTCATTTTGATCAAGAATATTGTTGTTTGGTTTTCTCCACGCTAATCTTAACCTCTCAAATCTTTTCATAACTTTATTTTTTATCATTTAATTTTTTATAAGAAACCAATTTATTCAAAGACTTCCTTCTGTTGTTACATCCACAATTTTTAGGTACTAATTTCTTAATCCCTGTTTTAATAGTGAAATTCTCAATTGTGTCTCCTAGTCCTTCAGCCATAAACCTATGAATTTAAAATACTTAATACTTCTTTAATCCTATTTGAATACCCAACATCTGAATACTTCATAACAACCTCAGCATCTAGTTCCAAGTCTTTAGAATCCTTTAGATAATAAATAGCATCCTCTAGGCTACACGGACTATTAATAACAATATTACGAATTATGTCACTTCTTTTTTTATCGTAGAATACTTTTTCTAAGGTGTCACGTGTTAATTCTGGTTCTTT